ATGGCTAATTCAATTTACCGAAGCGTCCATCTTCAATCGATAGATGCTAATAACACAGTTTGGCGTGCTAAATTAAAAAACAACGTTATTCAGGGCAACCTAGCTGCCGTAAAAAAGAGTATTGATTGGTGGATTGAAACCGCGTCTATTATTGATCCAAAAGAATTCACGTCATTAAATAAGTCGAGAGGAACTGGTGGCTCGACTGAAAACTTCAACGGCTACCAAATCAAGAATGACACCGGTGAGCCTAATGCGTGGTATTGCATGTTTAACGGTCGCTTAATCAAAGGCGGCAAGATTGCAATCCAGCGTCATATAGAAGCTTACTTACTCGCAAAACAAAAAGCAGAGCAACAAAAGAAGTAATTTATGAGCCTAGTATATTCAACAGAAACAGGTCGTATTAAACCTGAAGAAGAGAAAGTCCAACGTCCTAAAGGCGATGGTATCGTTCGAATCCAAAAAGAAACCAAAGGCCGTAAAGGCAAAGGCGTTTCTGTCGTAACTGGCTTAGACCTAGATGACGCACCATTAAAACTAATGGCAGCAGAACTCAAAAAAGTGTGCGGCTGCGGCGGCTCAGTAAAAGATGGTAACATCGAAATTCAAGGAGATGCTCGTGACAAGATCAAAGCGCACCTTGAAAAGAAAGGCTACAAAGTTAAATTTGCTGGCGGTTAATCTCTAACTAATACCAGGGTTAAAATCGAAGATTATTATCACTGGTTATTAGGTATTTTATGGTAAATAGCCAACATGGTTAAATACACAGTATAAATTAGAGACTATCGACACAATATAAAGGCAGGGCATCACATAAAGATACCTGCCTTATAAACACCAAAGTCAATTTAACATAACGTACATAATACGCACTGAATCGTGGGGTCAACTGGGGTGGTCGCCAGTAACGCCAAACTACCACAAGCCATTGATACACCTGACATATTAAGCCCGTTAAACTTTTTTGCGATGTTCTGCCAAGCCATCTGAGCCTTATGATTTTTGCTGCGGTCAGCGGCTAAGTACACTAAGACTTCTTCTTCTGACAAACCAATCCTTTCAGCAATAAAAAGTGCTTCTGTTTCAGTTAGATAGCGGATGCCTTTTCTAATATTACTTATCTTCTGACGACTTAACGCTAAGTCGTGTGCAATCTGCTTATCTTGTACGTAGTTTTGAGCCTCTTTATAGGCATCTAACAGTTTATTCTGGTACATGGTTGTCCCTCCAATTCCTTCAATTGTATACCGACAGTATCCAAAAAGCGGGCTTGTCAGTCCTGTTTTCTGCATATTATAGTATGCACAAATCAGGACTCACTTGATTTGGCTGTCTAGGTTTGGGCTGTTTGCCCTTGACGCTTATAGCTCGGCTTAGATGGTCACTCCAATTCTCAATAATCAGTCAAGGTGGTTGTTATGTTTAACGTTCTTTTAGTTTCTGGGTGTTTTCCTCGTTACTTTGCAGGATTTGGGATTTCGTCTTTTGGTAAGCCTTTTGTGATCACTACAGGACAACACTTTCACAGTAAGTTCCTTTCCGCGTCTGACGCACACAGCATTGTTGAACACCTCAAAGACTCTTGGCCTCTAGCTCAAGTCTCTTATGTTGTGAGCGATTAATCATGGATTCTATCTACTTCGACAACGAACCCAATCACGGCATCAACGCCTATTTTCCTTGGGGCCATAACTTCTTTAAGTCTCAGCGTGAGTTCTTCCAGTTCATGGAAGTTCATTACGGCATGGTGTCATTTCAGATTGTTGAAATCACCGATGAGAACTACCAAGAGCTTTTGGTTAAGGGTGTGTTCCATGCCATCTAAAAAACCACATAAGTTTCATGATGAGATTCGTCCGGTTCAAGTGGATCACCTAGCCTTTTCTTTTTCGTATGGCTCGCTTAGACATTTGGACAGCTCGAACGAACAAGACTTTATCAACATGCAGTTTCCTGAGTTTAAAAAGAAAACCGTTAACGGTCGTCTTAACTCACCAGAAGCGATAGAGAAATCAATAGAGTCACACCGTAACAAATGCCGCAAGGTTTTAGCCGATAGGTTTGATGAGTTCATGTCTAAAGTCTTTAACTTTCGTATTTCTCCTATGCGTGGCCGTGGCTTACATGGCTATGAAGATTCGATGGTGATTTATGATTCTACTGGAACGGTGGAATGCGGTCTGGTTGGTGTTGGTGGTAACAATGACACGGTCTACGTGCAAATCAATGGTACGGGTTGCGCTAAGTTGTTCGACTTCACCACTCACAAAAAGGTGCATTGGTGGTTGTCACTTTTGGGTATCACTCGCCTAGCCCGTTTGGATCTCTGCGTGGATGACTACACCGGAATCTTTGACTGTAAGTATGCTGAGAAATGTTTTTATGAGGGAGCATTTCGCACTGCTTCTCGTGGTCGTGGTCCCACAATGGTTCCTCATAAGCGCGTTTCACAATCCGGTGAATTATCAGAGGAAGCCGTCCTTGTTGGCTCTCGTACCTCTGCAATCTACTGGCGTGTGTACAACAAGAAGTTCGAGCAAAACATCGCTGACCCTGAAGTGATTTGGTACCGCAATGAAGTGGAATTGAAGAAGTGCGATTTGGCACTACTCGCCTCGCCTGCTTCGGCCTTTGCTGGTCTGTGTGACTTCTCGGCAAGTATCGACCCTGCTGAACCAATGAAGATTGAACTTAACAAAAAGAAAGCAGGACTTGAGTTCTTTGCTCGTATTGCTTGGGTTCGTCGTCAATGTGGCAAGGCTCTATCTGAAGTTGTGGCAATGACTGAGGGAGACTTGGGTGAAGCATTCGGAATGCTCATTCCTACGCACCATAGACGCGCAAACTTTGAAACCTCGTTGGGCATTCCTGACGAATACACTAAACAGAAAATCGAAATTTTGGAGTCAAGAATATGCCTACAATAACTGGTATTGCTATCAAGCGTTTCCCTAAATCCAACATGGAATTTGCGGAATTGTCTGTCCTACGTGCTGTTGAAGAAGTCGATAACGAGAAGTTTCAACAAACGGGTATCGGTTACTCGACTGACATCCCTTACAACAAACAAGCGTTGAAAATTGATGTGGCTTACGCACGTCAGCTTATCCAATCGCGTGCTTTTGTTGCTAACCGTGACTACGAACTTAGCTTTGGTGCTAACCCAAATGATCCTCTAGACATCTTGGTTAACAAGCTCGTTCCTGTCGATGAAGAAATTAAAAAGCACTTCGATAACTTCATGAAAGCTAACAAGGCTTAATCAATGAACTGCATTACGACCACTCAGCAAGGTTATCTAAGAACGTCAACCGACTTTGATTGTCAGCTCGTAATGCTCACAGATTCTGAATACAACAATTTAGTCTCTGCGTCTCAATCTTTGAACATCGACAGTGAACTCTACACCGCTGTTTCAGGTTGGATTTTATTATCTTTCGTTTCTGGCCATGTGCTAGGACGAATCTTAAAAACTCTTGGCAAAGGCTAAGGGTCAACTTTTAGTAACACACTCTTAAAAAAGGAAATATCATGAAAAAACGTCTATTGGTTCTAGGTTCTACTGCATTTGTTTCTGCTTCTTCATTTGCTGATAACACTGCAATCACAACGGCTATCAACGAAGCTGTAACGACTGGTCAATCTAACTATGGTTTGGTTGTCGTTGGTCTTATCGGTCTTGCTGCGATTGGCTTTGGTCTTCGCGCTATCATGAACTCTATGGGGAACTAATGGGAGACATTGTCTCTCAAGTCGTAACCGTCCTGTTTGGGGTGGTTATGGCTATGTCATTCGTATATGGCGTATATACGGGTATCAATGCCTCCTAGTTTGGGGGCTTTTTTATATCTAGGCTTTGAATATGAGAATAATACGATACGCGCTCTTGGTACTGTTCGCGTCTTTAAGTGGTTACGCTCACGCCATTAGCTGCCCTTTGGGGGAAGTTGATGACGGTGGCGTTTGTACTTCGGTTTGCACCGTATTGAAATCTCAATCACGAACCTATACCTATGATGCTTACATATGGGGCGAAAGCCCAACGTCAGCGTGTATTGGCCAATATGGTTCAGCTTGTGTTCTTCGCGGAAGCTCTGTATCGATAAGCGTTGACCCGACCAAACGTATGTGGAGTAATTCTTTTACTTTTACGGGCGAAAAATGCTCTGGTGGTGATAGCTTTTCAGGTGACTCAGCCAAGCCCTTCCCTTGGGAGGGTGACATTAATATGAATGGCATTCTCGACAGTGAGGAAGATTGGGATGGTGACGGAATCCCTAACCACTCCGATGCGAATCCAGAGAGTAACGACAATTTGGTGGCCGATACTGACGCAGATGGTATCCCCGACCGAATTCAATCAGACTATGACAAGTTAGTCGAATTAAAAGAGATCAAGAACTACAACTGTGTTGGTGGCTTGGATTGCATGAACACTAAGGCGTGGTCGGATTCAGTCAGAGAATTGTCCAAAAACCAAAATGACTTGGTTGGTGTAATCGATAAATTGGTAAGAACGGGTATCACTCGTAAACAGTTTAATGAAGCGCTCAATACTTATAATGGAGGCCTCAATGAAACGATCATTAACGGTCATCAAAGCATTCGACAAGACATCTCCCATCTTCACCGTAACTTCATCGAAAGAACGGGCAACATCAATGAGATACCCAATCGCATCAGCAACATGGGCGCTAACCTTTCATACAAATTTGTAGAAATGGACAAAGCGCTATCTGAGGTTGAACAAAACATACTAAATCAAACCTATGCTTTGGATTATCGACACGTACAAGCCAAGCAGTTGCTATTAGACGTTCAATACAAACTCGATAACTTCGAAGTCGACGTTGACCTTGATGAGCTTTCGCTTTCGGAAACGGACTCGAACCGATTAAGAAACGCAGCTAAGGCCACTGCCAACCAGAAGATACTTAAACGTATGGAGTCATCCCAAAAAGAGATGACAACTAACGTGTCAGGCCTTTCAGACCAGGTGACGGTTGTTGATGGAAAACTGGATTCTTTGAATACACAACTAAGCGCCCTATCTTCTCAAATAGACGGTATAGACGGTTCTGATATGTCCGGTGTCGAAAGTAAGCTAACTGACCTCATCAATGGTGTCACTAACGACAATAACTTTGTTGAACCTAACTATGGCTTTAATGGTGAGGGATTCATTGTCACTCAAAACCAAATAGCTGAAGTTCAAAATGAAGTCACAGAAATCAAACAAGAAATGACCGATGAATTTGAAAAGTTCAAAGCGTTATTCTCTATCGATACCAGCTCTTTCAATAACGGCACCTATAAAGAGCACTCATTAAATCTCAATGTTAACCATGCTGAACGCTCTTTCAAATCAGGTGTGCTCTCTGCTCTATTGGAGAACGCCACGATCATTTCAGCTGTTGTGATGTTCTTGTTTGTTTTGTCTGGTATCAGAATGTTAGGTAAGGATTAGTTATGGATTACATCTACTCTTTTATTGATTGGATTAGCTTACAGATGGCGTTTATTACGGACTTCTTTAAAGCTATACCCCAAATGACCTTAGACCTCTTTTCATACATTCAGATTTTCATGATTAAGATGAAATTAAAAGCAGAATTAGAGTTCATTAAGCTCTCTTACAACTCGGCTCAAATCCTCTTAAAAGAGATCGGCTTTAACGATATTCTGTCCAAAGCTTTTAATGCTTTACCTGATGAGCTGAGGTTTTATGCGTTTAAGTTTGGCGTCCCTCAAGGCCTTGCAGTCTGGGCTAACTTCTTCACTACCGCTTTAGTGATGAGGCTATCTAGATAATGGCGATTACCATAAGAACGGGCGCTAACGGCTCTTACAAGTCCGCATACACGGCTTACTTTTCTATCTACCAAGCTTTGAAAGCAGGTAGAACGGTTGTTACTAACATCGAGGGTATGCAGCCCTTAGCCGTCATTGAAGAGCGATTTAATATCCAATTCCCTAGCACCGCTAAACTCTTTCGTATTAGCTCTAGGGATGAATCTGGCGTTCACCTTTGGACGCACTTCTTCTGTTGGTGCCCTATTGGTGCACTTATCGTTATTGATGAATGTCAGGATATTTTCTCTAAAAACGTCGGCTTTGATATTCGCAAAGTGAAATACAAACCGCTATCTGACTTCATCACTCAATCACCTCGTGACGGCTTACTACCTAAAGATTACGAACGCTTTTTCAATTCTCGTTACACCCCTGCGAACATGGACGAGTTACAAGATTCTGAAATAGATGACAGAGGGATTGCTGAGTACGATTCAGAAGGCAGAATTATCTATCCTCATAGCTTCAATGAGGGGTTCATGAGACACCGAAAATATGACTGGGATATCGAGTTGCTTTCACCAGATTGGAAGCAAATCGATTCTGGTATTAAGGCCTGTGCGAATCAGAACTTCTTTCACAAGGGACGCGATCAGTTTTTCTGGACGAAACGAAATCCTTATATATTGAAGCATGACAAATCGGTATCGACTCCTGTCATTCCCAAAAAGAAAGACGTCAACCTAACCAATCAAAAAATCCCTTTGGACTCTTTCCTACTCTACAAATCTACGGGGACAGGCAGCGCTAAACAACAACTCGCTATGAATACGCTTTTTCGTAGTCCTAAAGCTATTTTGGTTTTCCTTTTATCTATCTTCTGTTTGGGGTACATAATTTATGACTTATCCAATCGTTATTTTGAAACTACTGAGACGGTGGAGGAAGCGGGACAAACAACGTCTTCAACTGCCGTTCCTAAGCAAAGTGAAACACTACCTAGTGAAAATAGTGAAGCTTCTGGGGATGTACGTTCTAGTGGGGATAGCAGTAAAGGCACTGACAAAGATAGCCTTTCTCATGTTCCTATAGCTGAGGTTCTTCCTTTTGAAGGAATTAAGAAAGCGTATGTAACGGGGATTAATTTCGCCATCAAGAGAGGAGCTATCGAGCAACACATTAGCATCGAGGTGGAAGCTCTAGACGGTCTTTATTATGTAAACGAAAACTTCCTAAAGGCTTATAACGTTACTGTCGACCATATTGATGATTGCTTGTTGAAACTGAACAGAGGCCAGTTGTCGAAGTTGATAACATGCAAGCCCTACGCAACTGCTACCGCTTTGCCAGAAGTGAGTCGAGCTGATGTCAGTTTGTTTTAACTAGTTGGGTAATGCTATCAAAACACGAACCGGTGTTTTGATCGAGAACCTTGGAATGCTATCAAACCAAGGTTTTTATCCTGGAACGAATCGCCACAAATGCTATCATAATCAAACCAGGATAAACCGGCATTGAGGAAAAATGATGGCTATTACTATTCGAGATACTGAAAAGCATGAAGAAATGCTATCCAAGCTAAAAGAATTGACGAAGACATCGACCATGTCTAAAGCTCTAGTTCAAGGTGGCTATGACGCACTTAAGTATCAAGAGTTGTATCAAAAAGAACGAATGCTAAATGAGAAGCTAAAGCGGAAGCTCTACGATAATGAGCTTGCAGTAAATGACTACCTTGATGCTTTGAAAGGATTACAGTCTGTCGTTGAGTAGCCCCGCAGGGATAAGAGAGAGCGAAGCGCGAACGAGGCACCGAGCCACACTGTAGAGGTTATTAGTCCGTAGGTCTCAACTGGTGAGTGTTTCTAACTGCCCATGCTCATCTATGTAGCACCCTCCCTCATCCTGCCAGAATAGTTCTTTAAGGCCTTGCCACATCGGTAAGGCTTTTTTGTGTTCACTGGCTTTCTTTAAGATCATTTGAGTGTCGAAAAGGATCTCTTTCCAGTGCTGACGGACAACAAGTGAGAACGACGAAGACTGAGGAGGACGAGCGCGGCGGGAGGAAGCCAACCCCCGTGTTGTATCACGGGGGTAAATTCGACCTATCTATCAGCACTCACAAAACCCTGCTCTAGTTGCAAGCTTGCGCGCTAGTTATATTCAATACTTTTACCTCAATCTGTCACATGCATTTAAGTTGAGAGTTCTCTAATATTTTCCAATTTCATTACAGTTACTTTTAGCTTACTTTTTCCTTATAATATACTTGATGGAAAAATCAGAGATAGGAAGAGATAATATGATTGAGATTAATATTGATGACACCGTTCTTAACATTAAAGATCACAACGAATACAAAGTTATAGATATAAAAGGTGATTTAGCTAATTGTAAGCTAAGTAGTTATGGTATTTCAGCTTCAGTATGCTGGATAAATAAAAAGGATTTACGTTTCATTCCGCCAGTCGATGTTGCAGTAGGTGCTGCTATTGATAATGACGACTATGACTGGACACCTCCTTTATAAATTTCGTATTCATTCATGCACTAAAATCACTTAGAACACCTAACATCTGCAGTTAAGGTCGGGGTTAAAATTAGGAATAAAATGCAAGATATCTGGTTGGTAATTATTAAATGGAATTGGAGCGGGATCATCCAAGCTGTCTCAGGGGTTACCACTGCTGTTATAGCTTGTTTTGCGCTCTCATCTTGGAAAATTCAGCAGAAATCTGCAAAAGTAAACGCTTTGTTTGATGAGTTAATTTCGGAAGTCAATGAGTTTATTCGTCATGCAGCCGTACCTGCACAGTTTGTGAAATTGAGTCATATTCAGTTTGAATCACACAAGGGTTATATTGATCTAGATAATTCACTTCCTCATCCAGAGGTTATTTATGTAATAAAAGAATTTGGAGATGGTTTGTCAAAGCAGGTAATTGAAGCTCTTGAACCTAGTGGTCAAAATGCTACCCGTATAAAGTCGCTGTTGATTCGCCTTCAGCTTCATCAACCACTCGATTTTGAAGATTGCATTAACGCGTGCAACTTGATTGTTTGGCAACATGACAGAATGCAGGCATTTGCTATGACATTGGGTAGTTCTAACATGAAATGGGATAATCCAATTGTAATTAAAAGTGTTGAAAATTCGCTGTCAATTACCGCTGAAAATATCGAAGAACACATAAATAAAAACTATAGTGATTTATTGAGGTACATAACTAAAACTTACAAAAGCATCTACCACAAACCAAGAAATGCGTTTAAAAAACAACTATAAAAAAGCCGAACCCTCTCGATAAAGGTTCGGCCTCTTTCTCCTTGATATGACCAAAAAGGAGGACTAGCTAATCCACTCAACAAGGTCTATCTTTCGCCAGTCGAGTGAACCATATCAGCAAAAAGCCATTTAGTTAGCAGAGATGGCCTAGACTTTGAATTCGCCTTGATAGAACCATACTTTTCTAATGCTATTTCTTAATATTCGCTATCGCCCTAGCAAGTCCAAGTAACTGCGTTGAAGTCTTTATTTCTAGTTCAGACTGAATCCCTAAAAGCGCAATCCCTGCTAAAATTTGTTGTGGCCTCACTACTTGGCCAGTCGGCAGCTCCATTCTGTCGTATAACATTTTGAATTGTTCCCAATCATCACTTACGCTGAGTTCCCGACCTTTTGCCATTCGCATAAGTCTTTTGCACTCAGGTGGTATTGGATTTCCGTCATCCCAACCTGTGACAGTCCTCACAGATTTAAAACACAGTTCAGCAACCTCTTCCTTCGTCATTTGGCACTCTAACTCTCGAAAAATGTAATTCTTACTCATTTCGCGATACTTCAATGATAAAACCTCTAAATACAAGAGGTTGCACTGATTCAAGGAGATATGCACGATTGAACATAAGCAGACATAATGCGCAGTGGTAGTGTTAGAGCAATTTAGTAATGTCCGGTTTGAGCCATTTTAAAATGTCCTCCTAAGCTTACCTATATTGGTCTGCATAGGAGTTATCCGGATGCTTATTACTATGAGTGAAAAAGATATTCATCGATTCAAGGTGCTTACTGACGTACATGAAAAACGACTACGCCTGGCTTCCCTACTTCACCGCCGATTTTAACCATCGCTTTGCTAAGCCCGCTCAATACCCAAAAGACATGCATCGTCCGGTTCGAGAGTCCAAGCAAGAATTCGACGAAAACAGCCGGTTAACACACGAAACTGTCAAAATACTCGACTACCCAAACGGTGAAATCGCCATCCAATACGGGCATCGAAAACTCGAATTCAAAACCTTCGACAAACTCGAGCACGTTCAACAAACCCAAATCGTCGACAACAAACGCCTCGGCCAAGTTCTAAAATGGGATTGA